ACCGGGCATGACCTGCTGGATAATATGTACTGTGCTGATAACGGGCGGTGGTATGAAACCCCGGTGGACTGGTACGGTCTGGCAAGAGCTGCCCGGCAAACGTCCTGGCATCAGTCTGCGCTTTACTTTAAGCGCAATGTATTACTCGGTTGCTACATCCCGCACCCGCTGCTTTCCCGGCAGGATTTCTCGGCGCTGGCGCTGGACTGGTTTGTGTTCGGTAACGCATTCCTTGAGCTTCGTAGCAATATGCTCGGCGAACCGCTTAAATTACGGCACGCCCTGGCGAAATACATGCGACGCGGAAGCGATCTTGAATCATGGTGGTATGTGCAGGATGGCAAGGACGCGTTCCAGTTTCGCCCTGGCAAAGTGTGCCACCTGATGAATCCGGATATTAACCAGGAAATCTACGGCATGCCGGAATATCTTGGCGCATTACTCTCGGCCAGCCTTTCTCATTCGGCGGACATGTTCAGAAAACTGTACTACGACAACGGATCCCACGCCGGGTGCATCATCTACATCGGTGCAGCGCAGGTAAACCGCGAAAGCATGGACTCCCTGAAAGAAACGTTACAGGGTGCGCGTGGTGGTGGTGCATTTAAAAACGTGCTCATTCATGCGCCCAACGGGGGCAAAGAGGGGGTGCAAATTTTGCCGTTCCAGCAGATCACCGCAAAAGATGAGTTCATGAATGTTAAGGCGGCATCCCGTGATGATGTGCTGGCTGCGCACCGCGTTCCGCCGCAACTGATGGGGGCGATGCCGGGCGAAAAAAGTGCGTTTGGTGATGTGGAGAAGGCCGCGCGGGTTTACGCAATTAACGAGCTGATGCCTGTCATGGAGGCCATGAAGCACATCAATGACTGGCTTGGCGAAGAGGTGATCCGCTTTAACCCTTACGCACTGCTGGACACCCAGCCCACATCCTGACGCGCTTCGCTTGTCTGCTGCTTCGCCGGGGCATAAAAAATTTATGCCCCGACTCTCCAGCTCCTGTATCAATCAGATAATTTCACGACGCTTTCCTGCTTATTGCCATCATCGACGGTCAGACTCTTACGCAATCCCACTGCGCTGACTGCATGTTTTCGCCGCCTCAGTGCGATTTTGACGGCCTTATCTGCCACCCCATCAAATCAAAAGCCCTCACGTCTTTTTCACGCTCAGCGTGAGAAATACAGCCATTCTGTTGTATCTCTGCGACATCGTTCAGGGAGTGCTATTTACCCCCTGAAACGCGGGCTGTTCCCCCGTCACCTGCGCGCAGAAAAAACGCGTTTTTTTGTGCACGCACGGATCCTTGACGGATCCAGCCGCCATGCGGGCCGGAAGGGTAAAAAGTCGTTCAAAAAAATTGTGCAAATTTGTGCACTATTGTGCATTGAAATAAACGCCCTGGAGGAGGGCGTTTTACTTATCTTTTATAGCCTTGCCCCTTCCTGGCCAGCGCCCTGATGGCCGGGCGTGCCAACACCATATTTTGGCAATGATGAATTGCCCGGCAAAATTCATCTCTACCCATTGGATGCTCAACTGGCAACGTTAAATACAGGTTCCATGCGTCGCCTAAAAGTTGGGCTATCTTTTGTTCTTCAGATGTCAGCAAGCAAGCGGTATCCGTAAAATAATCATACTTTTCATGTATGTTATTTAACGGTTTTGTCTGTAGTGCAGCCTGAGCTATACGGTATGCCTGAAGCATACTGGCGTCGTTGATATCCATTCCGAACGGAATTTCTGATGATTGTGACTCTGCATCTTCAAGCCTGGCAATTTCTTTACGTAAGAAGTATTTCAACTCTTGTTTCTGTTTTCTGTTCATGCGTTTTTTTCCTTTTTGTCTGTCACTTCTTTCCTGATAATTTCATTGCACAAATCCACGCACTCATTGCAGATGTAAACAGACGGTCCGGCAATCACCTTTGTGACTTCGTACTGGGATTTATTGCAGAAACTGCAATAAACCGTCTTCTCGCCTGAAGTCCATGTTTTGCTGGTTTCGCCAGACATCAGTTGTTTGAGGTCTTTTTCACGACGAAGAACTATCTGGCCACATTCAGCTATTTTTTGGATGTTGACATTTTCTTCTTTCGCCAGCGCTTCCATCCGCTCAATCAGTCGCTGCGCTTTTTCTCTGTCAATGTGTTGCATTGTGTCCCCCTTGTTTATGCTCCCGGGTTAAAGTCATCAGGGCGGATGCGCCCTGATGTTGTGTTATTCGGGAAATAACGCCCGGATATTTCCGGCCATCTGACTGGTTATCTGTGCGGCTGATACTGGCTGTGACGCGGGGCGTTCTGTCCTGGTTTGTGTCACTGATAACGCCTCATCATCAGCCCATGCAGCCAGTCGGTAAGCCTCTGCCGGATTCATTTTCAGAAGTGCCAGCCCGGCCAGAAAAGCCACGCGTTGGCCGCTTTTGCGGGCTTCTGGTGTAAGGCTGTCCAGCCAGGCGCATGCTTCGCCTTCGTTCTTGACGGCGGCGGGCTTCAGATAGAAACTTATCCGTCTGGTTGGTGTCGTCATTGGTTTACTCCTTGTCCATTGCGTACAGCCCATTAACCAGAGCAAACTGTGGCACCCCGTCCGCGATGAAAGTCGCATTAACTCCGCAGGCTTCGCGGATAGCGGGTGCCACAATCTCCGCCCCGCCACCGACAACCATCACCCGCCCGTAACCCGAAAAACCCGCCAGCGCGCGGATCACGCGTTGTTTCAGTGTTTCTTCCTTTTCACGAATAACCGCCATCAGGCTGGCGTAATGCGCGTCATTGTGGATGTGCTGGCGCAGCCAGGCTTCATCATGGCGATGTTCGATAATGGTATTGGCGATGTGGTGACTGGTACGCATACCGTTAGTGGCCATCACCGACAGTACGGCATCGGCCATCAGGGAAACGCCTACGTGTGGATCGCAAAACACCTGGCTGATACCTGCCAGTTGTCCCTGAACCTTTGCCACATCCAGCGTGGTTCCGCCTAAATCCACAATCAGCAGGGATTCAAACGGACTCATGTCAGCCAGTGCCTTAAAGCCAGCCGGAATGGATTCAGGCATAACCCGTACGTTACGGATAGTGAATGCTTCGCCGTTCTGGTACTCCACCGGGCGCATAACGTTCGCTTTTTTGCGGTTGATGTTGGCCATGTCCGGCTGTGCGTTTGTGTCGAAATACTCGCTCAGTGGCAGGGTGACAACCACATCCACCTCCTGTGGCGTGATGCCTGATTTGACCAGCGCGTGATGAATGGCAATGACATTCACATCGCTGTACTGGTATTGCGTGTCGGTTGTCTGGACAAAGCGATCGCTGACCGGATCAAAACCATAGCGCACGCCATCAAGCATGTAGTTCGCGGGCTGCGTGCCACCGAACGGCGCAGACCATTCCGACTTGAAGCTGTTCGGGCTGATGGCGTTGCGGCGTTCGCCGTTCTCAGTCCATGCCAGCTTGATGTTGGTGGAGCCGTCGTCGATACAAATTTTCATGTCGCTTTTCCTTATGTTGATTAATTAATCGTTTACGGGATTCTGAAATCCCGTTTTTGCCTGTTTTATGCGCGCTTCATATATCGCGGCGCGTTTTTTGCTCATTTACGGGATTTGTGAATCCCGTTTCTGTCTGTTTTTTGTTTCCACTGGTCAGGCCACCCCGCAGCAGGTCTGCTTTGCGGTGGGCGCGTTCAGTTGTTTCACTGATTCTCTGTGCGTGCTCTGCGTCGCGGATGGCGCGCAGCATGTCAGAAAGTACGGTAACGGGTGTTTTCATGGTGTTCTGGTTTTGCTGAAGTGTGGATGCCAGGCGTGCGGCGGCTTCATGGTCTGATGCCCTTAGTTGTTCCAGATAGCCGGCGACCGGGTTATGGCGGATCTCCGTGCTGCTTACGCCGTGATTACGGCTCAGGCGCTGCCAGAGCTGCGTGATTCGGCTGTCCGGGCGGGTATCCGGTTTGCGTACAATTTCAAATCCCTGCGGTGCAATGATGCTGCCGTCAACGTACAGGCTGCCGCCCCGTAACAGGTGCTGCATCTGCTGTTCACCGATATGCAGGCCGAGAGATTCGGCAGATTCCCGCCATTCTTTAGCGAGTAATTCGTGGTTATCAGGCAAAGGCCGCTGCTGTTTGCGGCTCTGTGTCCAGCTCTGCATTTCATCACTGCTGTTTTTTGCCTGTTTGTCACGCAGCGAACGCATCAGCGCCCGGCGTTCGTGCCGTTTCAGTGAGCGCATCCAGTCATCCACATCAACGCCGTCAGGAAGCTGCGGCCACAGTGCTGGCCGTTCTTCCGGCTGTTCTGTCCCGTTGTTGTCCGTTTCCTGTACACGGGGACAGTTATTGCCACGGGTCCAAGGGGCGGCAGGGCCGCCCTGAAGGTCAAAACCATTTTCGTGGGCGTTGTCTTCCGGTTCTGGTTTACGTCTTACCAGCTTCCAGTTATCCGGATGCGTGCACACACGGGAGGATTCCCCGATGAGTGGTGACCAGATCCCGTAAATCTGTACGCTCTGTTCGCCGTAATCGTTCAGCTCATCTGCGAGGTCGTAGGCGGTGCGAATCAGGTAGTCCTTGCGTGGAACAAGCACGCCACCCTGTTTTTCAATGTAGGTGGCAAAACACCCGGCATCGGCGGCAGCGAGTACCGCATCCATTGCATCATCTTTCAGCCGTTGCGGGCCTTCCGGATTGCGTGCCATCTGGCTGGCAAGGCGGCGCAGTTCACGCCACACCTGACGGGAGGGGATGCCAAAGAACTGGAACTGACGGACCCGGTGAAGGCGCGCCCAGCCGATGGCGCGCTCCACGCTCTCGGCCATTGATTTTCCGGTTTCGTGGTCAACGCGTGGCTTGCCCGTTTTCGGGTCGATGCCATCCACGGCGCGGCTGTCCAGGTTCTTTCCGATGTAGGTGGCGATGTAGCTGGTTGGTGTGCCTTTTGAGCCGTCGACATACTCCGCCTTAAAACGCGGAGTTATGTCATCGCCCAGCTCGTGGCGGTCCTCCTGAATGGCAATATCGCAGACGTGGGACACGATGGTTTCAATCTCGTCCGGATGTGCAAAGACCATCATATGCCAGTGCACAGTGCCGTCATGGTGAGGCTCCACCGTGCGGATGCCATACCAGCGCAGGCCGTCGCGGTTCAGTTTTTTGCGGACCGCCGCAAAAAACGTGTTAACCAGGTAATCGCTGGAGTCGCGCATGGTGGCCCCGTTCCATTTGGGGTTCGGATGACCGTTCTCCGTTGTTGCGTGGTATTTTGACGGGCAGGTGACGGTCAGAAACACCGCTCTGTCGCCACGGGCTTCGGCCAGAAGTTCCAGTCCCTTCATGGTGGCCATCATTTCTGCCTTACGGTGAACCGGGTTACTTACTCCCGCGTAATACACCGTCTCGAGATCAATCGTGAACCCGTCTTCATTTTCCAGCATGAAACTTTTCAGGAAATCGCGTGTTTTCTCGCGCTGTGCGCGAAACTCGCTTAACGCGTCCTGGCTCAGATAGGGGGATGTTTTTCTGGAAACCAGACAGGCGGCGCGGAGTTGTTCTTCCCGCCACTCACAACGTAACAGCCACAGTTTGCGTTTCCACCATTCCGCACAGGTCAGGCGAAGGATTGCGCCCGGCAGCAGCTCCGTGTCCGGTTCGTTCCTCCGGTCTTTGTCTGTTGTCAGTGCGTCATAATGTGGAGGCATGGCGTGCAGGTGTAACGCCATGCGGGCCAGCATCTGATAAGCCTTCAGCGTTACATCCATGGTCAGCTCGCCATCAGTCGCGCCAAAGCCATCGCAGAGTTTTTCGAAGGTGCTGCTGAACATCGCCGCCGTCATGGTGGCCAGCGTCTGTATCTGGTGTTTGTTGAGCTGCGGCAGGTAAAGCAAATCATCCAGGCGTTCGCGTCCGGCAAGGGAGCGATAACCCGGTGTCAGCCAGCGGTGGTCGGTGCGGTCCAGACGTTCGAATATTTTGCGCAGGGTTCCGCACGCGTAGCGTTCAGCCTGCCAGCTCTTTTTGCCTTTCCGGCGATCGGCTTCCTGTTTTTTGCGCAGGAAGGAGAGGTGGCGAATAAGCGGATCGCGCAGATAGGACGGCAGCAGGCGCAGCGAGGCCATGGCTTCATCCACCGCGCCACGTGCCTGTTTTCTGGCGTCTCCTGCCAGTGTGATGGTTTTGTCCTGTTTTTCCTGTGCGTCCAGGCTTTTATTAATCAGGTTGCCCAGCGGCGTGGCGGAGAACGCCGCATCAGCCATTTCCTGGCGGCGCTCGTTCTCTGCCCGGTAGGCATCCAGCCAGGAGGAAAGCGCGGATTCAGGAGCGGGGATCCCCGTTCCTTCACGCCCCACTGCGTGGCGCGGTTGTTGCCAGTCCCTGATGTACTCTGCCGTCATAGTGATTTACTTCGTCATGCCATTCAGGGTGTCGCGGCAGACTGTAGCCAGCCGCTGAATTTCCAGCACGGTGTCTTCTGTGTCGGCATGGCGATGTGTGATGCGGATGCTGTCGGCAATCACATCGACGATTGCAGAGGATGGGCGCTGGTAAATGCCAATAACGGACGGGGTGCCACCTTCAATGCGGTAAAGCCTGTAATTTCCCTCGTGGCTGTCAATCATGTAGCGACCATCAATAACAATCTTTCCGTCAGCGAGCTGCGGTACAGGCAGGGATTTCAGGTACATGTCATAACGATCACGCACGCGAGCGGCAAGATCTCGTTCTGTGTTGAGCAGGTATTCAAGAAAGTCGTTGGCGAGAATCATTGCGGCAATCCTCTTGTTACAGATGTGCGAAGGCCTCCCGCCGCAAGGTGCAGGAAAGGCCCGGAACAGGAATTAATGGAGTTTGTTTTGCTGCTGGATGAGCTGTTGAAGCTCGTGCAGATCATCCGCCAGATAGCTGAAAACAGAGGCGGAATAAATGTTTGATAGTGCGTGGCTGCGCTCATGCAGCATATTGATGTGCATGATTTGCGCGACGCGTGATGCGCGGGAAAGTCTGTGGTTGATTTCAGTCTGGATGTGACGACGCTCCGCGATAGTGCGGTGCTGTTTGCGGTCTGCCATGGTGTGGCCTCTTTGCTCGGTGATAGAAATAACTCACCATCCAGAGTTGAGAATCTCGGGGTGGCGAGACGTACAGGGTTCTCAACACCGGAGAGCAAAGAATCCGGCCCGACCGAAGTCGGCCCCGTACGCCCCGCCATAATTCTGACGCGAAAAAGACGTGGCAATACAGTGCGCACAAAAAAACCGCTTGCGCGGTTATGCGCTTTGCTCTGTATCGGGTTGAGAATCCCGGCACCCGTTTTATGAGCTGCAGCGGAAATGTAACCTGACCGATTGAGGCATGGCAAGCGGTTTTTTTGTGTGTGCATGTTCTGGTTTCTTACTGGTTCAGAAAAAAATCAAAAACGTTATCGATGCGTTGCAGCAGCTCTTGCTGCATTGCTTCCGGCGTTTCCGGTTCGCCAGGTGCCCCCAGCGTTGCGCAGAAATCAGCGATTTCATGATGGAGCGTGAGGCGAATGGCAGGAGCCGTGGTTCTGGCGTGCTCCAGCTGATCCAGCAGTGCCAGCACAGCAGACGGCGAGAGCATTGCGCGAAATGCCAGTAATTTTTGAGGCGTTGCCATTCGTTGCAGGGCAAATGCCAGTTCGCGTAGCTTCTGGTGGTTGATGGTGCTCATGCTCTGGCTTCCTTCAGTAGCTGGTTAAACATGTGAGTAAGTGGATTGCTACACCCGAACAGCATCGGGTTTACGTGGTAAGAAGCCTGGCCTCCTGTTTTGCGAGCGCGACCACCTGTGCTGCGGTTTGTTCTGATGACTAAGCCGCCGCGCCAAAGTCGGCGTAACTCAGCATTAATGGCTGTGGTTGGGGTATTCAGTGCTGCGGCGATCTCTCCGCCGCTACACCCCGGATGAGTAGCGATGTAGTCCAGAATGGTCATCTGCGTGGCTCCTGTACCTGTCGGATAAGATTCACCCGCGCCACGTTGGTGGCGCAGAAGTAAGTGCCGTCAGTGAGGTAGATGTGGTGTGCATCCTTTTCCGAACGATGTTTGTCGATAGTGGTAATCAGGCGTTCGTCGACCTCGTATTCGCGCCCTCTGGAGGTAAAGCGAACGACGGGAAAATGCTTAATTGCCATTGCGCCCCCTTTGTCCAGTAACCCTATGCGTTAAATACGGCACATTGCGCGTCATCAATGAATACAGCTTGAGAGCGTTCTATCAGGCGGAGATTTGTCAGAAGCTCTGACTCTTTTGTGTGGTAAGGCGTTATCAGGTATTTGCCGTGCAGTTCGGCAATAATGGTGTATTGCAGCATCATTGCTGAACCAAGAATATAAAATGCAGCGTCCAATGCTGGACGGATTCATGGCTGCAACTGTTGACTGTGTTTTAAGAGTGTCGATTTCTTTGCTCTGTTCCTCAATAACTTTGGCTGCTTCAGAGGCGGCTATTGCGATGGTCAGTGCGTAAAGCGCTGCCATATGTTGATTATCTTTCTGGGCTGCCCTGGACAGCTTGTCTTGCTCTGCTGACACTATTTTTAATGTATTGATAATATTTTTTTCTTTTGCGTTCATTTTATATCTCCGTTATTTACGTGTGCGAATACCTCCGCGAATGCGGATAGTTTTCAGGTTTTCGGGTTTAATCTGGTGTTTTGTTTAAGCTGTTATTTGTCAGTAAAAAAGCGTTCAATCTTTTTTACTGAATGAATAATTCGCATAATCCCAATGGCGCAGGCCACCGAAATAATCAGAACAAGCCATGAGATAAATATACTCATGCGATATTCCCCAGCTTATACGGTTCAATGTGTTCCCCGCATTCTGCGGCACAGATCAGCTCGGAAAGTTCGTTAAGTGCATCCAGATCATCAGCGTAAAAAGCAACGTCATACAAACTCCGGATTGCCCTGGTCAATGAGTCACGGGCTGCATGTTCAGCATGAGCGCCTGAT